GCTGGTATCTCATTGATCCAAGAGTTGCAGGGTTCTGGTATTGATGTGCGTGGTTATAACCCCGGTCGTGCCGATAAAGTGCAGCGTATCAACATTGTCGCGCCCCTGATTGCCAAAGGAAAAGTTTGGATACCAGAAGAGCCAAAACAAAAAGGTGAGTTCGCAGATTGGGCTAAACGGTTTTTGAGACAGGTATGTTCCTTTCCAGAAGGCGGTGGTCATGATGACTATGTGGACTCATTGTCCCAAGCATTGCGCGTTTTGCGCGATACCGGTTGGATTCAGCTAGATCCATTGCCAGCGCGTGATTATTCCTATGCCGATGATGATTTCCGCAAACGTACAGCAAATCCTTACGCCCAGTAGGGCGGAAACCCCCATTTATTTGCATTAGTATAAGTAGGAATACGAAAAGCGCCTGTTTGGGCCCTACACCCAATCTAGTTTCCGGCCAATTCAACTTGTAGGGAGTTAACATGAAAAAACCAAAGGGATTTCACAAACATCATATTGTTCCACGACACGCTGGAGGAACTGATGATCCGAGTAATATAATTTATTTAAGCCCAATTGACCATGCGGAAGCGCATCTAAATCTTTTTAAATTATATGGAAACCCAAATGATGCTCACGCGTACAATTTTTTAATAAAAAACATAGACGAAAGCGGAAATTTTATATCAGGTTTTCAAGGAAGAAAACATTCAGATATTTCCAAACAAAAAATGTCAGAAAAAAGAATTGGTCAAAATTCAGGAATAAATAATCCAATGTACGGAAAAACTGGAAAAAATTCGCCAGTTGCAATAGCGATTAAATACAACAACAAGATATTTGAATCAATTTCAGATCTTGCTAAATTTTTAAATAAACCAAATAAAACTATTTGGAACAGAATAAAAAATAACCCAATTAAATGGGGATACGAGGTATTAGCATAATGGCACAATCGCCACAATTACCCATCCAGCAAGGCGGCAATCTACCCGGTTTAGACCGCGATGATGATATTAAGGACGACGCCGAGCAAGAAGCGCAAAAAGACCAGTTTGAAATGGAACTGGGATTAGATCCAGAAGAAGTGGAACAAGAAGTCATCGAATTGGATGATGGGTCTGTTGTCGTCAATTTTACGCCAAAAGAAGGCCCACAAAGTAATCCTGAGTTCTATGCCAACTTGGCTGAAGAGTTTGATGAAGATGAACTTTTTGCTCTTGCTAACGAATACCTTGATTACATTGACGTTGACAGAGAAGCTCGCAAGCAGCGTGATAAACAATACGAAGAAGGTTTACGTCGCACTGGACTTGGTAAAGACGCGCCCGGTGGCGCAGTATTTGATGGCGCATCCAAAGTGGTGCACCCAGTTATGGCAGAAGCCTGCGTGGATTTCGCCGCTTCCTCAGCCAAAGAATTATTACCCCCTGAAGGTTTGGTCAAAACCAACATCAAGGGCAACGACGATTTAGAAAAACAAAAAACAGCAGAACGTAAAGCCGATTTCTTAAACTGGCAGCTCACCGAACAGGTACAAGAGTACCGCGATGAGATGGAACAATTGCTTACTCAATTACCGCTCGGTGGTTCGCAGTTCCTTAAATGGCGTTTTGATGAAGAGCAAATGCGTCCTACTTGCGAGTGGGTACCAATTGACAACATCATCCTGCCATACTCCTCGACCAATTTCTACACATCACAACGTGTAACTGAAGTACAAGACATTACTGAGGATATTTATCTTCAGCGCATTGAACAGGGCATTTACAAAGACATCGAGTCATTCACGACATCCGATGCACCGTTAACCGAACAAACTCGATCAGAAGAAGCCAATAACAAAATCGAAGGCAAAGAAATGCCATCGAAGAATATTGACAATCTTCGTCGTGTTTATGAGATTACTTGTTTCTTGCGTTTGGATAATGATCCTGAAACTGAAGGACGCCGCGCACCGTACATTCTCACCATCGATGAGACTAGCAGTCAAGTGCTGGCATTAAGACGAAATTGGGAGTCGGGCGATGAAAAACTTACAAAACTGGATTGGTACGTCGAATTTAAGTTCATTCCTTGGCGTGGTGCTTATGCTATTGGCCTTCCCCATCTTATTGGTGGTTTGTCTGCTGCTCTCACTGGCGCTCTACGTGCTCTTCTTGATGCTGCTCATATCAACAACAGTCAGACGCTTCTTAAACTCAAAACTGGACGAGTATCTGGACAATCTGATCGAATTGAACCAACTCAAGTAGTTGAAATTGAATCTGGTCCGGGCATTGACGATGTACGTAAGATCGCCATGCCAATGCCATTTAATCCACCATCATCGGTGTTGTTTGATTTATTGGGTTGGTTAACACAAGCAGCCAAAGGTGTTGTTTCAACATCCGAAGAAAAGATTGGCGAAGCAAACAACAATATGCCTGTTGGTACAGCCCAAGCGCTGATCGAACAAGGCGCCAAAGTATTCTCCTCCATTCATGCTCGCCTGCATCGCAGTCAAGCGAAATCTTTGCAAATTGTATCTCGCATTAACCACTGGTACTTATCCGAAATGGATAACGAATCGGGTACTGAGATTGAAGTGCGTGACTTTGCTGAAAACAACGATGTACGCCCAGTATCCGATCCTAACATTTTCTCTGAGACGCAACGTTTAGCTCAGAGTCAAGCTACGTTGCAATTAGCAACACAAGCTAATCAATTAAATCCCGGCACTTTTGACATGCGCGCTGTTTACAACCGCGTATTGCGTCAAATGAAGGTACCGGACATTGAAGAGATTATGCCAAACCCAGAGGGCGCGCCAGAATCTAACCCAGCGTTGGAAAACGTATCGATGACCATGGGTCGTCCAGCAGCTGCCTATCCGGATCAAGATCACATTGCGCACATCAAGGTTCACTTGGAGTATGCGTTCAATCCTGCGTATGGTGGCAATCCAGTTATTGGACCAACATTTGCACCACACGTACTAGATCACATCAAGCAACACTTGACACTGCACTATCTACAGTCCATGCGCTCATATGTAGCGCAGGCATCTGGTGGGCGCGATGTATTAGAGTTGCACACTGAGAAACCATTAGACTTAGAAGCGCAACAAGCCTTGGCATTGGCGTCTCAACTGGTTGATGAAGATTCTAAAGAATCAATGACACCATACATCCAGCAGATTAGTCAGTTGGCACAAAAAGTTTCACAGATGCAACAGTCTCAGCAACAGAATCAGTTGATGTCTGACCCAACTGCTGCAGCGATTGTTAAGACTCAGATGGCTGAGACTCAGCGCAAGACGCAAGAGTTCCAAAACAGATTGCAGCTTGATGTACAAAAAGCGCAACAAGAGTACCAAGTTAAGATTGCCGAGTTGCAACAGCAGGTTCAAGAATTGGTTGCTAAGTATCAGACTCAAACCAATATTGACAACCAGCGTAATGCTACCGATATTGCTATGGCAAACATTAACAACTCAGCCAAAGAGCGTATTGCAATGATTACCGCTGGCGCTCAGATGGATCAGATCCAAACACAACTCGAAGCTCAGCAAGATCAGTCTGCTATAGAGGCAATTAATGCGGCCAATCAGGACATCCGTCAGCATGGTTTAGCTGTCCAGCAACAAGCTTTTGAACAACGCGCCCAACAAGTGCAACAAGCTATTGAGGCACAAAACAAAGTGGCGCAAGCTCAGCAACAGTTCCAACAAGATGCTCAGCAGCATCAACAAGAATTGGCACAAGCAACACAACAGCATCAACAACAATTAGCGCAAGCTGATCAGCAACACCAGCAACAAATGCAACAAGCACAGCAACAACAAGAAGTACAACAACCACCCACAGAGGAACAATAATGGCAAAAGATGAATTAGGTTTTCGTCAAACCTACAAGCAAATGGGCAAGCAAAGCTCTGGCGGCGGCCCAGAAGCAAAAATTGACCAAGGCGATTCAGGTTCACATCGCGATAACAACTGGAAGATTGGCGCTGCTCAAGGCAAGATGGCTAAGTCTTCTAAAGTTGGTCCAGATAAGAATCTTAACGAAATCGGCGGCGGCAACTTTTATTAATGCATTTTGGGGCGGAATGCCCCAATTATTTGCATTAGTAAAAATATGAAGGACATTGTAAGTGAAATTATCAGCCGCGTACGCGCTGAGATAAAAATTCAAGCAGATACCGTTACTGCGGGAATAAACGTCAATTCATTTGACGATTATAAGCATTACGTTGGAAAAATCGAGGGTTTAACGTCAGCCCTCGACATTATAGATGAAATTTTAACGGAGGATGACGAAGAAGATCTGTAAAGATCATAAGGAGGTTGCCGAATGGCAGCATTTGATTTAAGTATGAAAGACGAACCAGATACACGATCGGAATTGGAGTGTTTTCCGATTATTGATCCGGGAGTCGATGTAGCTGGAGACCGAGTACTTGTGCAGTTACGCAGGGAAAAGAATACCAGTAAAGGTGGAATCATCCTCGTAGATGAAACCAGACAAACGTTACGTTTTAATGAGACTGTAGCCAAAGTAATTCAGATTGGACCTTTAGCATATAAGTCACCAGATACCTTAGAGCCTTGGATTGAAGGCCCTTGGTGCCAAGTTGGTGATTTGGTAAGGACAATTAAATACGGCGGAGACCGTTTTGTTATTAATCCTGATGACGAAGGCGCCCCAGTGGTGTTCATTACCCTTCAGGCACGTGAAATTATCTCTCGCATTCGTAGTTTTGAGTATGCGCAGAAGATGAAAGCGTTTGTAGACTAATTTTGGAAGAAAATTATGGCAGAAAATGAAAAAGACGTTCCTATTAAGGAACAAGACGACGGTTCTATCGTTGCAAAAGTAGATCTACCAGAAGAAATTGAGGTAGATGACGAAAAAGAACACAAAAACAAGAAAAAAGACGAAGAACACGACGACGAAGACGATGAAGCCCACGCTGCAGGAGATGATGAAGCTGCAGAAGAGGGTGAAACAGACGAAGAACGTGAAGCTATTCGTGAAGCGCGCAGAGAAGAGCGTAAACTCAAAAAAGAGTTAAAAAGACAACGCGAACTTTCTGCAAAAAACAAGATCACTGCACTTGAGAGACGTAATGCAGAACTTGCTGAGCGACTTGCAAAGGTCGAAAACACAGCAACATCGTACCAATTTGCTCAATTAGACAAAGCCATCGAAGATGAGGCTGCTAAAGTCGAATACACCAAATTAAAGATGTTGCAAGCTGCTCAAGCTGGTGACGCTGCCGCTCAAGTGGAATACTTGGAGCAATTGTCAGACGCAAAATTGCGTTTGAATCAAGTGCGCCATTTTAAAAAGCAACAACTCGAAGCTGCAAGAGCACCAAAACAAAACGTTCCAAATCCAATCAGCACAGAAGTACAGCAAAATGCTACTGCTTGGTTGAAAAAGAACGCTTGGTATGATCCGCAGGCTCGAGATACCGATAGTAGAATTGCCAAAGTAGTTGACCAAGAGTTAGCCGCCGACGGTTGGGACCCATCAGATCCAGAATACTGGTCTGAATTGGATAGTCGCTTAGCAACAAGACTTCCTCACCGTTATGCATCAAAAGGTGGCTCAAATCAACGTAAATCTGCAGGTCCAACGGCTTCAAGCCGAACAAGCAACCCATCGGGCAGCAAGCCCGGAACCATCACGCTAAGTCGTGATCGTGTTCAAGCGATTAAAGACGCTGGTGCTTGGGATGATGTAGAAAAACGTAACAAAATGATCCGCGCATACGCGCAGTATGATCGTCAAAATAAAGGTTAATCAAAATGGCAAATACAAGAATTAAACGTGACTTAGATGATCGCTTAGCCGATCGAGCACAAGAAGTAATGGAACGCGCAACAACCGCAAATCCAGAAGACATTGCACGTCGTGAACGCCTTGATGCGTTTAGAGACAAGTGGGCAAATAGTGCGTTGCCCGACATTCCACCGGGGACCATTCCGGGGATGCACTTGTGTTGGTTGTCAACAACCAATACTTACGACAGTATCGACAAACGTATGGCATTGGGTTATGAGCCAGTTAAAGCTAGTGAATTAGGAGTTAGCTTTGAAGGACTAGGCAAGATGAGCTCGGGCAAGTTTGAAGGCTGTGTTAGTTGTAACGAAAT